TTGAGAACATTCAAAAAGAGCATCATGAGAATCAAGCTGAATGATGATGAATTTGGTTCATACAGAATCACTCATATTGTGACTCCTCAAATGGAAAAAACAACACTTTAAATTTTGGTTTATCACCTTGCCTCCAGTCTGAAAAAAGCTGGGGGTTTGTGTGTTATAAACATTTAAAAAATTTAATTATGTCAAGAGTAAAAGAGAACATCATTGTCAAGTACAAAGAAAAAAAAATCAAGGTCTTTCATGATGGAATAAAACCTCATAAAGATTGGACAGCTGAAAGTAAAATATTGCTGGTTGAATGGGTGAAAGAATCTATTGAGAAAGGGAAAGAAAAAAACTGGCTTCCATTTGCAAACTTTGAAAGCTCTGTCAGTTTCAATTTAAAAGAATCAGAACAATGAAAAATCAAATCAATAAATCAATAAACATAAAAGGACAATTAATCAACATTAAAAGATTTACTCCAGTCACATTTGTAGTTTCTTACAGAAAGAAAAGTATTTATATTAACGAGTATGAATTGAGGGAACTTCAAATCGAAGTGAGGAAAGGACTGAGAAAATCTGGACAAGAAGTTCATATATTAGGCAAACCAGAAAAAAAAGCCATTATACACGAGACTGGAAGCTTGAGTATTAGTTTGTTTGATGGCTTCAAAAATGGTGGAATTCAGTATGTGAGTTATGGATTTGCACCAAAACAAATAGCAAAATTCTTAGATTCAGAAATCAACTACCTAAATCAATAAACATGAGAAACCTTTTGAACAAAATCTCATCATTCATTTTTTTGAATGGGGAGTCCTCAGCTGAGAGAACTGAGGCAGATATTCTGGTTTCAAATCACAGAATAAAACTGGCAAACATAAAAGTGAAAACAATCAAAACTGAGACTCTGGTGACATACCAGCTCCAGATTGATGGAAACACAATCACAGAGATGAAGTTTGACAATGTCTCTGGAGAAGCTGGAGAGCTTATGTGTGTCACAAAATATAAGATTCAGAAAAAAGAGCCATATTTGTTCTCTGTTGGAATGAATCCAGATGACTTGAATCAGACTATCAAAAAAGAATATAAACCTTTTAAAACGCTTAAAAATGGCTAAGAAACCAAAATCACTCAACATCACAATCATCTTCAATGACTTCAGTGAGCTTCCCAGAATCTTTGGGAAAATACTCTGGAGAATAAGGAGAGGCATCCAGAGAGACTCTGGAGCTTATAAAAATTCATATTATGATTTTCATTTTCATTTCATGCAATCCTATTCATATGAAGAGAAAGTCATTGATGGAAACATTTGTCACACTTACAAAAGCAAAATCAAATGAGTGGATGGATAAAAATTGACAGACAAATTTCAGAACATTGGATTTTCAATGACAGCTGGAAATTTAGGAACTGGATTGACTTGATTCTGATGGTCAATCACAGAGACAAAAAAGTGGAAATAAATGGAACTCTTTTTATGTGTAAAAGGGGGGAGACATTAAGAAGCATCCAGACTCTTTCAGTGAGATGGAGGTGTTCAAAATCTAAGGTCAGAAGATTTCTCCAGCTGTTGCAAAAGGATGACATGATTCAACTCACTAATGAACTAAAAACGACAAGGATAACCATCTGTAAATATGACACATATCAGATTGATGGAATCAAAGCTGAATCAAAGCTGAAACGCAAACGAAACACAAACGAATCAGAGGCGAACTCAAACAAGAATGAGAAGAATGAAAAGAAGAAAAAAAACTTCCAAAAAAATCTGGAGCCATTCATTCAAAAATATGGAGCTGAGATGATTGAAGATTTCTTTTTGTACTGGACAGAGGAAACACCAAAAGGAGAAATGAGATGGGAGACAATGAAAGCTTTTTCTTTAGGGAGAAGACTTGGAACATGGAATAAAAATCTTCTCCAGAGACAAAAGGAATCTGGAGCTGATGAATATCAGAACCACGTTTTGAACCAAATTAGGAAAGGAGGCTCTGATGGATAGGGTTCTAAAAAAAGGAAGTGATATTCAATATCTTTATGATTTCCATGATGGAAAGATTCAGATGGGGATGGGGATAGGAACAGAGCTGGACAAATACATGAGACTAAAGAGAGGAGAGCTTTGTCTTTTTTTAGGTCATGACAATGTTGGGAAAACCTACATCATAAATTGGCTTTTTTTGTGTCATGCTTTTATCAATAATTTGACATTTTGTATCTGGTCTGGAGAAAACAGAAAGGGACAGATTCTCAGAGATATGATTCAGATGCTATCTGGAAAGCCATTCAAAAAAATCAGCAAATCAGAGATTCTTTATTTGCACAATATGATTGAAAACAGATTTGATTTTGTAGATAATAAACATCAATACAAACCAGAAGAGCTGTTGAAGATTTTTGGTGAAAGTGATGCTGATGTTTGTCTGATTGATGTTGTCACTGGAATGAACAGAGAGATGGGGTTTGAATCAAATTATAGATTCTTAAATGATGCCAGACATTTCTGTAACACAACAAACAAAACTCTCTTCATGAACACTCATCCAGTGAGTTCATCTGGAAGAGCTGGGAACCTCTATGCTGATGGAGAATGGAAAGGACATCTCAAGGCTCCTCTCAAAAATGATGTCGAAATGGGAAAAGCCTATCTGAATCGCTGTGATATGCTGGTCATCATTCACAGACTCATTGCTCATCCAGAAATGAAATATTTTACCATGCTCTCTGTTGAGAAAGTGAAAGACTATTCAACTGGAGGCTCAATCACTCCATTAAACCAGCCTATTTTGGCAGAATTCAACTCTGGTCTGGGGATGAAAATCAATGGAGTGGATGCTCTGAAAAATTACAGACCTAATTTCTATCAACACACTAAAAAACTTTTTTAACATGGAAGCATTATTTTTTCTAAAAATCAAAACAAATCTTCAGCTGACAGCCTTGAAGATATTAAATTCAAGAAAGGAGCTGGAGGTCAAACATCCAGACAAAAAAACATTCATCAAATCAATGAAAGAATCTGAAGAGGACATCAATGAAGCTCTGGCTGGATGGAAAGTCATGACAGAGGAGTTCAAATTGATGAGTTCAAAGCTTCACAGAATTCACACTGAAAATCTCCAGCTCAAAGCCAAACTGGATGAGGTCAAGAAAATCAATGACAAGATGATTGACAAGTTAAATCTGTAAAATGAAGAGATGTAAAAATTGTAGAAACAGATTTGAGCCACGTTTCAGTCCCTTAGAGAGATTTTGCTGGTCTCCAGAGTGTAAAACTATGGAAGCAATGGAGAAACTCTCTAAAATCAAAGCTATGGAGGTCAAAAAACAGAAATCAGAACTCAAAAAGAGAAAAGAAGCTCTGGAGACAATCCAGCAAATGGTCAAGAGAGTTCAGAAAGTGGTGAACAAATATGTCAGACTCAGAGACAGAGGAAAGAGATGCTGTTCATGTGACAAAATTCTAAAGGGGAAGTTTGATGCTGGTCATTTCTATCCAGCTGGGAGCTGTTGGTCTTTGAGATTTGATGCTGAGAGAAACATTTTTGCTCAGTGTGTCCATTGCAATAGATGGAAACATGGTTCACTTATTGAATATAGAAAATTCTTACTCCAGAAATTAGGAACTGAGGAGCTGGAGAAAATGGACAGAGAATCCAAACAACATAGAAAATTTACAAAGACTGAGCTGAATGAAATCCTCTCACATTATCAGCTCAAAATCAAACAATTAAATGAGAGGAATAACTTAAAATAATTATATTTGTAATTCATTAAAATTAAATTTTAAACCTATGAAAATTCAAGGAAAAGAAATCCTCATCCAAGAGCATGAGGTCACAACTCAAAGAGAGGCTGTGATGTATCATCTGAAAAACTGGGAGTCAATCACCAGCTTAACAGCCATCAATGAATATGGAGCAACAAGGCTCTCATCAATCATTCACAATCTGAGAAGAGAGGGATATTCAATCACCTCAATTCCAATGACCAGAGTGAACAGATTTGGAAACTCTGTGACAATAGCAAAGTATAAATATCTAAAACCTCAGACACATGGCAACAATTAAGAAAACACCAGCAAAGAAAAAAACAGCCACAGCTCCAGACAATCTCTGGAAAGCTTTGGGGAGGTTTCAGATGAAGATGCCCATACTCCATCAAGGAGCAAAAGCTCACTCATATACTTACACAGATTTGAAGACTATTGTGGAGACAGCTGTTCCCATTGCATATGATGAGGGACTTGTTTTCAGTTTTAAACTTCAAGGGACTGGACTTCTTACCAGATTGATTCACATGGAGACCGGAGAGATTGATGAGAGCTTTGTTGAGCTTCCTCAAGTGGAACTCAGAGGGATGAATCATCCTCAGTCAATGGGTGCTATTATAACATATTTCAAAAGATACTCCATTTCATGTCTTCTCAATTTGGTGGATTCGTCTGACATTGATGCTGGGGGAGAGGCTAAGATTGTGAAAAAACCAAATCCACAGAAGACAAAGAAAATCATCTCTGATGTGGACTTTGAGAGATTTCTGGAAAACAGAGGAAAGGTTCTGGAAAAAAATGGTGAAGACTTGATGATTGATGACTCATGGCTCCTTTCAAGATATGCTTTGAATCCAACTCAACAGCAAAGACTCAAGGAGGTTCAAAATGGATAATTTTAAACCATCAGACAAGTGGTTTGTCAGAGCTTCCTCAATGGGAGCTTTGATGTCCACTTCCAGAACAAAGGGGGAGACCTTTGGAGCAACAGCCAGAGAGGTGATTTCTGATGCTATCAGATTCAACAGAGATGGAACAGAGAAAGACATTGACATGAAATGGATGAGGAAAGGGATTCAGAATGAGTCTCAAGCTCTGGAGATGCTCTTGAATCATGAGAAGATTCATTTTCACAAAGATGATGATGGATTTGTCATCACTAACAAAAAGAGGAGGTTTAATGATTTCATTCAAGGGGAGCCAGACTGGGATGATGAGAATCTTCTGGCTGATGTCAAATGTAGCTGGACAGCTTCCAGTTTTCCAGACAAACTCAAGAAGCCATCTGAAGACCTAAAAAAAATCAATAAAGCATATTTTTATCAAATGCAATGTTATCTCTGGCTGTGTCATAAGGAGACAAGTCTTCTGGCTTATTGCCTCACAGACACTCCAGATGATTTGTTTGAGAATGAAGTGAGATGGAAGTCTGAGAGAAAAATGGGAGAGCCAGAGAGCTTGAACATGGACATGAGTGAAGTTGAGAAAGAAGTCAGAGAGAAGCTGGGAAAGGTCATGAAGTTTGGTCAAGTAAAAAACAGAATGAGAATCTTCAGAGTGGACAGAGATGAGAAAGCCATTGAGGAAATGAAAGAGAGAATCATTGAGGCTCGGAAAGTGTATGATGAATTTTATCATGAAATTTAATAACGTAAATAATAAAAACAACTAATATGTCGCAAAAAGTAGAGGGAGCAAAAGTTCTCAAAGTAATGGAGGAGAGAATCATCTCCGAAAAGTTCAAATTCAAAAACGTGATTCTGGAATGTGGGAATGATGAATATTCTCAGCCAGTTCAATTCAGACTGGTCAATGACAAAATCTCTGAGATTAATATCAATGAGGGTGATGTGATTGATGCTTCCTATAATTTAAAAGGAAGAGCATGGGAAAACAAAGAGGGTGAAGTGAAATTCTTTAACAATCTGGACATCTGGTCTGTGGATGTAAAAGAGAGAAATGGCTCATCTGATGTGAAAGCTGAAGAGGAAAGTGATTTCCCATTTTAAATCTGAGAACATATGACATCCAAAGATTTAGCAAACATAAACCAGCTCACCAGAGACATGATTGAGAAGTACATGACAAAGAATGACATGACTCTCAGCGAGTTCTCAAGGAAAGCTCAATGTCATCAGAGCCAGATTCATCTGTATTTGATGGGAGACAGACATGGAGTCCAGAAAGGACTTCACTCATCCACTCTGGAAAAGATTGGAAAACTATTGAGCAAATAATCACACACAGCTCTCTCAGAAATGGGAGAGCTTTTTTTTTATCCTTAACTTTGCAACATGAGACAGATAATTTTCACAGAGTTTGACATGATTATTTCATCAAATATCTCAGACCTCTTCCAATGGTTTGGAGTTGATGAGATTCATGGACTCATGAAATCTGATGCAATTCAAAAAGACATTCAGTCAATGGTTCACTATCATCCAAATGACACCAGTGCATCATTGACTTATAAACCATTTATTTTTTTCAATACTCATCACCTCAGCAACATTCCAATTCATGAAACCTCCATGATTATCTTTGAAGCCACTCAGAGGCTCTCTGAGATACTTTGTGAGGGTTACACAGAGACACAAACCAGAGAAGTGAGTTCATTCACTCAGAGCCTCTGTTTGAACATTATGGATGAGCTTAAATTTCCAGATGTCTATCACAGAATATGAAAGTCAATCTCCAATATACAGAAAGAGGCTATCCATCAAAATGGACAATCAAAATCCTCTGGAAAATATATGGAATAGAAACAGAGAAATTCATCTTCAATGCTGAGTTTGGAGAGAAGAGAGCTGGATTCCTTTGGAAAGCTCACAGCATTGATGAGAGGGTTCAAGAGTGGATTGTCTTTGCTGAGAATCATGGAGTCAAGTTCAAAAGAATCAAGATGGATGGAGTCATTCATTCAGTCTGGTTTGACAAAAAAGACTAACTTTGCAAAATAGGTTTATAATCTGTCAGTGAGTTTAAAGTCAGACTTTTCCTCCTATGTGTCTGACCTCACTGGCTTATAAAATTGAAACATGAAAAAAACACTAAAAGTTATACTTGCATATCTTATCCTCCCATTATTTTTATTTATTTTTTTCACTGACAGATTTGTGACAGCTCCTCTTTTTTGGTCAAGATGGAAGACATTAAATGAGTGGTTTATCAGTGGTGAATCAATGGCTTATTCACTCATGCGAGTTGTCATTTCTTTGTGTATTTTTGGACTCATCAGAATCTGGATGTGATAAGTTTTTGATGCGTTATTTGTAACAAAAAACACTAAAATCATATATTTTCTTTAAATCGTCATAGATGCCCTTTTAGAGCGATTTAAGACACTTTGACTCTTCTCTGGTGTAATACCATTAAAAACCAGAGATATGAAAAAATCCAGTAATGGCAAGGCTTACAGAGGGACATTTCACAGCCGAAAAAATCAAACAAAATCAAAATTCATTTTAAATCCTTAACTTTACAGAAAGGAAAAACCATGAAGAGCTTTCACTTCATCAATGAGTACAATGAGGAAAATCTGGACACTGACAGAGTGGTTCAGTTCATCATTGAAAACTCCAAATCATTGGATGAAATCTGGTATGTGAAAACAAAACTGGAGGAGCATCTGGATGACCTATCTGACAAGAATCAAAACCTTAAAGATAAAATGTGGCTTCATGAGTTTAGAAAAAAAATGAGACTAAAATGAAAGCCAGTAAACTATTATCAGAAAGACAAAAAAGAATTCAGTGGGGGGAATATGTAAAACTCAACATGAGAAAAAAGGGAATCAATTTTGAGAAGTTTCTCACTTACACTTTCAAGCTTAGTCAATGAAAATCTTATCAGACAAAACAATCCCAAAGCTCCCAGAGATAGGTCTGGAATTTTGGTGCTGGATGATTCTCATCACTTATGTGGTTTGGTGTGTTTGGTATATTAAAAAACGATTAAATGAGTAGAAAACCATTCGACATACCAGAACTCATCCAGATGAGTCTGAAAGCCATCAAGAAGCATGAGCTGGTGTTCATGTATGATGTCATCACCTATCTCCCATGTTCAAAGTCTCTGTTCTATGAAAAGAATCTGGACAAGCTGGAAGATATAAAAGAAGCTCTTGCTGAAAACAAATCAAAAATCAAACAGAAGCTGAGAAGTAAATGGGGGGAGAGTAATGCTCCAGCTCTTCAGTTAGCTTATTACAAACTACTTGCTGAGGATGTGGAAAGGAAAGCTTTGTCCACTTCTTACATGGAGACCAAACAGAAACACCAGTCAGAAGATTTGTCCAAGTTCACAGATGCTGAGCTGTTGGATATGATGAAACCAGAAAAGAATGAAGAGCAAGAGACAGATTCTGAATGAGCTTTCCAGACGTAACTTCTGGATATTTTGCAACAATTATGACAGAGAGTTCTTTGCTTCCAGACCATTCCTCAAACAAGTGGCTGAGGCTTTCCAGAGAGTTGAATCTGGAGAGCTGAAGAGTCTTTCTGTTTCCATGCCTCCAAGAGCTGGGAAGAGTTACATCACCACTCTCTTCTGTGCTTGGATTCTGGGGAAGCATCCAGAGGAGTCTGTCATGCGTAACACTTGCACAGCCACTCTGTATCTAAAATTCAGCTATGACACCAGAGCTGTTCTGAGGTCTGACATATTTGCTGAGGTCTTTCCAGATGTCCAGCTGAGTGATGACAAAAAGAATCTTCAAGGATGGAACCTTTCAACAGCCAGACAAGTCTCCTATTTTGGAGCTGGAGTGGGAGGAACCATCATAGGATTTGGAGCTTCAAAGGTTGCCATCACTGATGACCTTTACAGAGGGATTGAGGATGCAATGTCAGACACTACAAATGAAAGAATCCATCAATGGAAGCAATCAACTCATGATTCAAGATTTGAATCTGGATGCTCAAGGATTGACATTGGAACCAGATGGAGCTTGAGGGATGTTATAGGCTCTCAGATTGAATCAAACGTCTATGAGGACACAATCACCATCAAAGCTCTCAAAAGCTCTGGAGAGAGCTTCTGTGAGGCTGTCATGACAACAGAGGAGTATATCAAAAAGAAAAAACAAACAGCTCCAGAGATTTGGTCTGCTGAATATCAACAGACTCCAGTGGACATTGGTGGGAGACTATTCAAAGACATGGAGTTCATTTCATCAGAGGATTTCAATCAACTCAAATCCAGTCAAAAGCTTGAGGGGTGTATTGCTTATATTGATGTCGCTGACATGGGAAAAGACTTCACAGCAATGGCTGTGCTGGGAGTGATTGATGGAGAGTTTTATCTGGTTGATTATGTTTACAACAGAGAGAACACTGATGTCACTCTTCCAATATGTGCTGGGATGCTGGAGAAGTGGGGTGTGTCTTATTGTCGCGTTGAATCCAATAACATGGGAGCCATGTTCTCCAGACACCTCCAGAGGATGACAAAGACAAAGATTCTCATGGTGAACAATACCACAAACAAAGACACCAGAATCATCATGCAGTCAGCTTTCCTCCAGAACTCTGTCAAGTATGTGAAGAGAGACTCTCAAGATTGTTCCCTATTCATTGAGTCTGTGATGTCATATTCAAAGGATGGAAAAAACAAGAATGATGATGCTCCAGATTGTTTGGCTGGTCTGAGCATATTCACGCAGTCAATGTTTAGGAAGCTCATTGAATCATAAATTATATTTTTTATTCTCACTAACTTTGTGAGATGAAAAACACCATGAATGGCAAATAATTTTCTGACCAATTTTTTTGGTTTAAACTCATCCAATGATTATCTGGAGAGATTCATCAGTCAAGTGGGAGGAAGACTTCCACATCAAGCTCAAATCTGGGGAAAGAAAGAAGCTGTCTGGATTGATACAAATGACAGCTGGAGGCTGTTCATTGAGATTCCAGAACTCAGAGCTGTGATTGACAAGAGAGCTTCCATGATGGCATCAAACATCCCATGTTTATACACTAAGGATGGAGACAAGGTTGAGAGTCACTGGATTCTTGATTTGATTGAGACTCCCAATGCTGTCCAGAGCTGGTCTGATGTTGTTTACTCTTTGAGTGTTCAAGATGCTCTTTACAGCAATTCATTTGCATATACTCCCAAGAGGAGCTTTGACATCAGAAATCTCATTGTCCCTCTTCCAGCTGACAAGGTTGAAATCTGGCTCTCTGGAAAGAAGCTCAAACAGATGGACTCTGAAGACCTCATCACAAAATTTAAATTCAGATATGATGATGATTCAACTGAGATGATTGACTGGACTGATATGCTTTACTTGAACACAAATGATGGAATGAATATCATCAAACCAATCTCCAGAGTGGACTCCTTAAAATATCCACTGAGCAACCTCAAAGCTCAATATCATAAAAGAAATGTATTGCTTGAGAACATTGGAGCCATTGGGATTCTCTCAACTCAGTCCAATGACATGGGGGGAGCCATTCCAATGACTCCAGAGGAGAAAAAAACCATCCAAAAAGATTGGTACAAAAGAAGCAAAGATGAACTCATCATCACTGAGTCAAATGTGGACTGGAAACCAATGAGCTTCCCCACAAAAGACTTGATGCTCTTTGAGGAATTGTCAGCTGACAAACTTGCAATCATTGACGCATATGGACTCAATGCAAATCTGTTCAGCTCTGAGAGGGGTGCAACTTTTAACAATGTCAAAGAATCCATTAAAATGGTTTATACTGACACAATCATCCCAGAAGCTCAATCAATGTATGATTCAATGATGAAGCAATGGGGACTATCTGGAGAGTATTATTTGAAAGCTGACTTCAGTCATCTGGCATCACTCCAAGAAGATGAGGAAGCAAAAGCAAATGTCCAGAAGACCAAAGCTGAAACGCTGGAGAAAATTCAAGGGATGGGAGTGAATTTGTCAGAAGAGGAAATCAGAATTTTGACAGACTTAAATAATGAAGAGTATTAAACAATGAAACAAAATATCTACAATTTAAAATCTGGATTTGAAGTCAAAGATATTGACACCAGAGAGAGAAAGGTTGCTGTCTATTTGAGCAAATTTGATGCTCTTGATTCAGACAATGACATCATCAGAAAAGGAGCTTTCACCAAATCAATTCAAGAGAGAGGAGTGGACAGCTCATCCACTCGGAAAATAGCTTTTCTTAGACATCATGACTGGGAGAAACAAATAGGAAAATTCCTTGAACTGAGAGAGGATGAATATGGTCTCTATGCTGTTGGACAGCTGGGGAGGAGTACAGATGGAGAGGATGCTTTGAGAGACTATGAAGATGGAATCATCAAGGAGCATTCCATAGGTTTCCAATACATAAAAGACAA